TTATGTCATGGACATAAAATAGAAATTGAATATTTGAAAAAAGTTGATTTAGGAGAGTATAAATATTTGGGTAAGAGTAATGATGCCGCTGTTCTGATATCTTTATTTGTAGAGGAGTATGATCATATATTTAAAGAAGCTGATGTGATTCTTGTGGAACGACAGCCACCATCTGGGATGAATAATATAGAAGCATTGTTACATTACATCTTCATGGATAAAGTGGTTTTGATATCCCCACTTAGTGTGCATAGACACTTTGGTATGGGTGGTTTAAATTACGAAGAACGAAAGGAAAGAAGTGTGAAAATAGCCAGAAAGTACATAGAGGAAATACCATATGATCGTGAACACGATATAGCAGATGCTCTATGTATGATTATACACTACAATTGGAAAGTGGCTGTTCACTTTTTTGACTCATTTAGATTTAAGCCCCATGATCGTATTAATGCGGCCAAGTCTTACTTGAACCAACATCCAGAGGGCAAAAGCGGATAGTTTAATGAGTTTACCAGATGTGTCATCAGAAACATTATACACAGGGTCAAGAACTCGTGACATAAAAGTTTTCGATTTATCCTGACCAGTTAAATATACCTCAAGTTGCGTAAGACAACATGTGTCATCGTTTGTTATCCAGTGGAAAAAGACAAATGGTATAAATAAAGAATACATCTCAAGCCATCGAACGTCTTTGACGAACATGGGTACGACCACAGCCGCCACCAACATTAATAAATGAAGCACAAAGATTATGTTCATATATAATAGACGATGAAAAAATCGTGGAACGATCAACATGAAAATATATTACGCCAGTGGGGTGAGGCTGCAGCATGTTATAGGTTCATGAACCATCGAGCCTATCTACTCTATAAAACTTTATCAATGCGTTTTACCTTACCCGTAATTGTATTATCCACAGTCACCGGTACCGCGAATTTTGCACAAACTTCTTTCCCAGAAGGAATGCGACCTATTATTCCTTCGGTGATTGGTGGTCTGAATTTGGTCGCTGGTCTCATAGCCACCATAATGCAGTTTTTGAAAATAAACGAATTAATGGAAAATCATAGAACGGCTGCTTTGTCATATGGGTTATTATCGCGTAATATTCGACTGATGTTAGCTCTTCCCCGTGAAGAACGTAGAAAGGATGGTCTGAAATTTGTGGAAGAATGTAAAGCCGAGTATAAATATTATAAAAGACTTTGAAAAAACATACCCTGATGAAGAAACGGATTTCATCAAACCAGAAATACTAGACGTTCGACCCATTCATGTCATAACGGCTATCACCGAAGATACACCATTCTCTAAGGTTGGGAAAGTTTTTCAAAATGATGAAGAGAAGTCTGAAGAATCGATAGACGTCGAACAAGGTGAACGACGAGAATAAATAGGATGAGGTTGAATATAGTTATAGATACAGCATAAGGGAACATTTTCTGTTTTAAAGGTTTGACTACCCTTTCATGTAGTGCGTCATTTTCCAGCACCAAATCTATGGCCTGATTAGTAAGATCATCCATGGACCGCTTCATTAAAATTATTCCACAAAAAAACAATGACAAAGGGAACACAATTCATGTTGAAGAATTCAAACGAATTAAACGTTTAATTGACGAAAACAAAAACGTCTTTATATGTGGTCCAACAGGTGTGGGTAAAACACATTTACTTCAACAAGTTATCGATTTGAATTTATGTATACAAATTCATAAGAAGACACCTGTCGAGTACTTGAAAGATACCTGTGTACCAATCATTGTGGAAGATTATGACGCCGAACCACTATTGTACAAACACTTAGTAGATCATGTTGTTGAAAATGGTTCAGTGAATAATAAATCACTGATTGCAACTGCTATAAATGGGTATCTACTTCCAAACTTTCAAACAGTTTTCATTAGACCCCTAACAGTTGATCAACTGTTAACTATAAAAAATGTAAAAGGAGCCGAAGAAGCAGCAATAAAATCAAAGGGGTCCGTCCGAAATTACCTAAACTATATAGAAAACTATGACGACATAGATGATTTTAAAACTTCAAAAGAATATGTGAGAGATATTCTCTATACTAGCGATCCATTTCCATGGTACGATAGTATACCCGAGCACGGTCATATATGTGATACACTTCAAGAAAACTATGTTGAATCTGAAGGTGCCGATATTATACGTATATCAAACTCCCTCTCCGAAGCCGATGTACTCGATGCATATATCTATAATGGTCAATGGAATCTACTTCCTTATTATACTCACTCCGGTATACGAATTCCAAAAGCATATCTTGATACACCGCTCAAACCAGACACTATTAGATCTGGTAGCGCATGGACCAAGTTTGGAAATTTTAAAATGCGTTTCAAAAAGTTTAGTGAAATCAGAAGAAAATCTGGAAATCGCCTCGGAGTGGATGAAATGTGCCTATTAAAGAGATATGCAGAGCTTGGACGTTTTGATAGGTTATTAGACTATGGAATCACTCCACAAGATTTTGACGTGATGAACCACCTCGCCGTAACAAGTAAGTTAAAACAAAGAGACGTGACAAATATAAAAAAGGGTCTCAAACATGCAATCCAAAGAAGACAATGAAGATACGCCGACCACCGTGAAAACGATCGGTAATGAACTATTCTTCTATGGAGAGATCACACAGGAAAGCATCCTCGACTTTACCGAAAATTTTAAGAAGCTCGAAATTGATGTACTGAAAAAGGCTGCCGACATGTTCGGATACACACCTATGATCCGTGTTCACATCATGAGTGAGGGTGGTGATCTATTCGCTGGTATCGCAGCCATGAATGTCATCGAAAAGTCGAGAGTTAAAGTTGTGACCATTGCACAGGGGTCGTGTTGTAGTGCAGCAACCTTCATGCTACTGGGTGGTTCGGAGCGACGGATGGGTATAAACGCTCAGATATTGATCCACCAAATTTCGACAGGTGAATTCTGGGGAAACTATGAAGACCTGAAGGATGAAATGAAATCGTGTACAAAGTTCATGAAAGCCATCAAAGATATCTACATGAAAAAAACGAAGATTCCGGAGAATAAATTTAAGAAGTTGATGAAGAAGGATATCTACCTTCCGTCAGCTAAATGCCTAAAATATAAGATCGTTCACGCGACTGACTAATGTCGATATGTCTCTTGTATAGGCCCAATAGCACCAGACATATGAAGATGATACATACCGTGTTCAGGGTAAAACCTTCATCTTCTGGTAACCTAAGTCGTTCCATTCTACCATGATTGATAACTGGTAATTCAGACATCTACTTAAAACCTATATTTTATTATCGTACAATGGAACGCCTTATCAGACAAGACAAGTATGGTCATGACCGCTACATCGACATTCGTGTTGAAGACTTGAAGGATGGAACCGCAGACATTGTGAAAGTGTCGGGTGTCGTAGGGAGTGAAAAGTTTTCCGAGTCACGAACCAATGTCAAAACTGGTTATGAAAAGGCATTCAAGAGGGCTCAGACCATGTGGAACAATGAGCACACTAAATGTAACCAAGTGTTGCCTATGTTGGCCAATAAATGGGAAGATCGTAAAAAGTACATCAGCCAACCTTTCTATGTTCAACCCAAACTCGACGGTGTCCGTCTTTTGGTATCTAAGGATGGGGGTATCTCGAGGACCGGTAAGATTGTACCAGGTACGGAGATTCTCGGCAAGGGACTCAAAGAGGGTCAATATGTTGATGGTGAAGCGTTTGACCCCAACATGACCTTCGAAGAACTCACGAGCGTCTTCAAGACTGATCCTTTGAAGCTCAAGTTTCATGTGTTTGATTTCTTTGATTTGAAGAAGCTTGACATGACCTTTGAGGAACGCTGGGAAAAGGTCAAGTCTCTCAAGAACTCTCACTACGAATATGTAGAGACGACACTCGTCATGCTACGGGAGCACGTTCCGGTGGTCCATAAGAAACACGTTGAGGAGGGTCACGAGGGCACAATGATTCGAGACCGGGGCAGTGTGTATGAGGTGGGTCACCGAAGCAACTACCTTCTCAAGTTCAAGGATTTTCAGACTGAAGAATATGAAATTGTTGGTGCCAGGACGGGCCACGGTCGTGACGCTG